TTTTCTTCCTTCAAACCGTCAACTCCTTCAGAAACCGTCTTTTCTTTAATTTGTTTGTGGAGCTTATAGTTTGAGAATAATTCATCAGCAGCATCTAAATCAAGTCCTTGATCGGCAGCTTGAAACAACGCGATGCGAACTCTGTTGCCTTTGACCCATTCAAAGAACTGCGGGTCTTTGACAATAGTTTCTACATCAGGATGTTTCTGTACCAACTTAGCCTTGACAGCTTCGGCTTTTGAGCTTGCAACAGATTCTTTAATTTCTTTTAGAATCGGATTGTTCTCAAGAACTTTATTAACTGCTTGTTTAGGATCAACAAAAAAATCAACGTCCTCGACTTCTGACTCTTTCGCAGGCTCTTGTGGAGTCTGTGTATTGAATTGTCTCTTGATTAAATCATCAGCAAGCTTACGAACCTCACCAACTTCTTGAGCTTGTCTGCCAATTAAGGCTTCAGCTTCTTGGTGCATCTTGATAATTTCTTCGACGCTTTTGCCCCTGTATTTCTCAGGGAGAGAAGAAGTATTCTCAGATTCTTTTTTAGTTTGTTCTTCTTGCAGATTTAGTTCATCTTGAGGATCAATAATAGCCATAGTCACCTTTCCTGTCGCTAGAGCGATTGTAGGAGATATTGCTTGACGCTTTAGGACTGTTCGCGTTTATAAGCAATTTTTGCCGCTTCTTCGTGTTTCCTAGCCCAAGCGTCAGAGGCAGTAGGGAAAGCCCCTGTAATACCTTCTAGCTTTGATCTAGGTGCTGACAGTTTGCGGGAAGCAAGCGAACCACAAACCATACATTCTGTTTCTTTCTCTGTTGGAGTTACCAGTGTTTCAAACTGATTCCCACAGGAAGAACATTTAAAATCATAGAGAAATTTCATTCTGTTCCATTGCTGTTCTAACTAAATTTTCCCAAGATAGAATCCATCGAAGGATATCTAGCCTGCCTTTAGTCAAGAACAGTTCTTTTTCAGAGTTAACAGCATCAATCGTATTTGCAGAAACAATGGTTTCTACTTGTTCTATGAAGTCTTTCCAGCCCTGTGAAGTAAACATAGATAACTGTTCTTCATAGTAAGACTCTAAATCATTGTTTTCTTTATTATATTCATTCATAATAGATATTATAGCACAATATAAACTAAGTTGTCAATAGTGTCAGCTAGAAAACTGACAAAATTGACAGTTTAGGCTGATTTCTTAGCCCTTGAGGCTTGGATTTGGGCAAAAGCAATCCTTTCGTTGGAGGCAATATCCGCCGCTTTTAGCTCCAATTCCTTGTCTTTTTGGATTGTTTCAGCCAGTTTGATACGCTGTCCAAACTCTGATTCTGTTTCAGAATTCTTGGAAAGGGCAGCAATCATCTGAACCCGTAGTTCCTCTGGCATAATTTCAATTTCAGCTTGAGCTTTAGCAGCATCCATCTTGGCTTTTTGAGCTAAGGCGGCTTCTTTAGCTGCTCTAGCCCTTCCTTCCTGTACTGTAGCCTCCATCTGTGCAAGTTGTAAAGCCTGCATTTGTTGATTCAACTGTTGCTGCTCGGGGGAAGGTTGGGACATTTTCTTTAGAGCTTCCAAGAAAGTATCTCTGTTGGCTAAAGAGCTATTTTCAATAACTCCTTCCAGTAAAAGAGGCACAATTGGGCTTTCTGGCCCTAGAGTAGAAGCCATATTTAACAGATTTTGCGTTTCATATTCTCTGGCAATAATTCCTAGAGTGGAAACAGGAATAAAATCGTAATCTTTTGAAGGGAAATTATCAGGATCGAATTGCATATAGCGCCAAGCAGTTTTCTTGATGAATGGAATTAAGAAAAATGTTTGGAAACTCTGTAGTGCTTTTCTGTTTTTCTTGATAATACCACCAAGAGACATGGCTACAGCACCAGTACGCGCCTGTCCACCGGCAGCAGCGTCAGCTAGGCCGGAAGAATCAAGCGTTCCTGTACCTTTTTGAAGCATTCTCTCAAAAATTGCAGCAGTTTGTGATAACTGCGGGTCAGTTTGACCGAATTGTAGCGGTTCTAATACTTCTCTTGGAGAACCATTAGTTAAAACCGATCTACCCGGATAAACTTCAAATTTGAAACCTCTTGGCATCCTTGTAGCATCCATTCCCATCATAGGAGCAGCAGTAAGAGCTAGAGAATCCAAATGACTGCGGATTTGAGCATCAATGGCCTTTTGCATATTGTAGCCTTTTTCTGCAATGCCACGACCATAGAAGCGTTTTGGAAGCTTCTCACAAGGAAAATAGACAACTGGACGATCTTCCATGCTATACGGGTTTCTCTCTGCTTTCAAGAGCGTACCACCATTACCAATAACGATAATGGCTTCTACTAAATCCTCATAAGATTCAATATATTGGGTTTCATTCTCTCCTTCAGTCTCTAAGGCTTGTTCTAGAGCGTCAACATCACTATTGATGTTGTCAATGTATGCTTTAGGAACAAGACCATAATAACGAAGAACAGTAATTTTACCATGTTCAAACTCTGTAATGTCCTGACTTGCTCCTAACTCTTGGTCTGGAGTGTCAAAACCGATTTCAACGTCTCTATAGACGCCTTTTTCAATATTTTGGATTACAGAGTGGATAGAAACCTGTTCTTCAATAGCACACCCTAGAGCACCCTCAATGTTTGTGGCATTAGGATCAATCAAGAAATTCTTAGGATGAACAGGAACTAAAGAAACAGAAAACCTATCTTTTTCACCAACACCTACCATACTAAAACCAGAAGCAACCTCTTTAGTCATAGGAGTTTTTTCTACTTTCTCATTGACTATCAGTTCTCCAATTCCAGTACCGTAAACAGCAGCTAGGGTAATAATTTCAGAAATAGCTTCTTCAATTCCGTCTTTTTTGAAGTTATCTTGTAATTTTTTCTTTACTTCTTCAGTATCTAGTTTGTTTTCATCGTCATCAATGATATCGAAAAACGAATTTCTACCAAAAATAGCTTCCTCAATCTCAGCTTGGTACGAATCAATAGCATCCTGAAGGATAGGAGTGATGACTTTCGATCTTTCTGATGCTCTCTGCCTGTCACCAGCATCAAAGATGCCTCTCCAGAGTCTTTCATACTCATCCCAACGCTTCACAAAGTTTTGATCGCGCCAGTTTCTCCACGAATCTGTGTGTCCGACAACGAACTGAATTAGTTTCTGTTCGTTAGTAGTATATTTATTGTTCATTCTGTAGTATCTCCGAACGGATCAAATTTTTTTGGTGGTTTAGGCGACATTAGGGCTTCTGGATGAGAGTATGAATCATAATAAGCTCCACCAAACCCATCAGAAAGTAGAGGAAAATACCGAGGAATATCCATTGTATCTGCTGGTGGTTTAGCATATCTTTCTGCTTCTGTGAAATCAAGCCTTGTTTGAGCGTTTCTAGCTGAAATTTCTCCATATAAATCTTCGTATGCTCTTTGCCTTCCCGCTGCATCGTCTGGATAGTTTTTAAGAGTATCGTATAGCTTCATTCTTGCTTGTGTCCTACTTAAACCGTCTTGGAGACTGGTTTTATAGGCAGGATCAGTTAATGCTCTACCTTGTGTTAAATCTCTTTGAAGTCTTGCTTCTAGTTGTTTTAGATTATTGTATAGGTTTTCTGCTTTTTGTCCTGTAAGCATTAAATTAGGATCGCCTCCAGAAGGAAAACCTTCTCTAGCTGCAACAGCATGATCTAATTCGTGAACCAAAGCACTTCTAGCCTCATCGACGTTATTTGCGGAAACAGTAATTGTATTCCCACTGTGGTTGTATGAAGCATTTAATGGTCCCTTTTTGAGAATAACATCAATATTCCCAAGATCGGGGTAGTTATCGTATAGTTCTTTATGCTCCAAAAACTGTCCAAGTTTACCTTGTATGGGTCTTGTCATGTTCTGATAAGCCCCGTTTGGAATCAAAAGCTTCATTGGTTCATCAGAAATCTCCCATTGTGGAGGAACACCGGGAACAGCGTGGACTTTTGTAGCAGCATGAATATCGCGGTAAGACTCTCCAGCATTATACATCTGTTTAGCTAACTCTAATTCAGCTTTAGGGGCTTTAAGAGCCTTTCCGCCAGCCATAATAGCTGTGGCAATTTCTGGAGAATGGGCTAGAAACTGAATAAATCCTTTACCTGCTCCTGCTGGAATGTTCATTCCCGGCAAATTTCCGAGAGCTTGAGCATTTTTATAGATATCAGAAGGGTTTGTAGGATCAGTGGCATCAACGCCAAAGAAACCACTAACGGCTTGTCCGATAGGACTTCTAACAAAAGGCTGCCCAATGTTATTTTGATACCATTCATTCATATCTGAAAATAAATTAGCCATTAGTACCCCGCTATCTCATCCAAAATTTCAAAGGAATCTTCATAGTCATGTTCTGAAACGAAGGAAGTAGTAATTAATTGGTCAATGTAAGATAGCGCATCTACCAAATCGTCGTGTGTCTTTGGATCTGGAAACTGAAGCAGTTGATCTACTAAAATCTTAGTCCATTCTCCACGATTGAATTTGATTCTTTTATGCTCTAATTTGCCTTGTAAAGCCCAAACAATCCTATCAGTTTTCTTCTTGTTGCCATGAGTTAATTCATGAATTACAAGAAAATACCCAGTTCTTTTCATAATGTCTTTTAGGTGCCACATTACAGCATTCTTTAGAGCACCTTTTTCGATACCAATTGCTTTTACCGAGTTATCTCTACAAGCTTTCAAGATTCTGATGGCAGTTTCCTTGATATCCCATCTTCCATGTTGAATCTCTTTAACCCACCATCCTTGCCTATTGGCTTTTACTATAGCAATAGCAGTTTCATCTAATCTTTTCTTTTTATTTCCTGCTTCTTTGGCAACTTCTTCAAAACCAGCAAGGTCAACCGCAATAAAATAATCGCCATCTTCAGGCTCAGTTTCTTCAATAGAAATCCAATCAGGTTTAAATAGATCTGAAGCAGCAGCTTCAAAGGAAGCAAGGAATTCTTGTCTGAAGGCGAAGCTTGAGAGAGTTTTCTTAGCGGCTTCAATTTCTTCTGGATCAAGAAAAGGGTTATCAAAAGAAGTATAATGGAAA